TATATCTGTCAGATATGCCAAATCCAGATAAAAAGACAGGAAAAATATTCTTCTTTAAACAAATTTCTGAAACAGAGGGAACTATAGTATTAAACTCTGCGGGAAAAATTGATTATGAGAAAGGTGAGATTATAATTAATCCTGTAGTAATATCGAATACAATTAAATCATCTTTGGGACAACCAATAATACAGATATCTGCAAATCCAAAATCAAACGATGTCATTGGATTGCAGGATCTTTATTTGCAACTAGATATTAATAATAGCAACACAAACATGTTGTCTGACGTTATTTCTTCTGGTGCTGATATTTCGGGATCATCTTATCAAATAACCTCAAGCTACTCTAACGGAAACTTAGTAAGATAATAAAATGACAGAAAAAAGAATCAAGATTAGTTCAGTACTAGAAAATCAAATTCCTCAGTATGTAAGAGAAGAGTATCCATTAGTATCGGAATTTTTAACACAATATTATACTGGACTGGAATATCAAGGAGGAATTCTTGATGTTTTACAAAATATTGATTTTTATACAAAGTTAGATAATTTAGCAAATTTAATAGATTCTACAACTACTACTTCTTCCATCACTTTTTTTGATGACACTATCTTTGTAGATTCTACTGCTGGGTTTCCGGATTCTTATGGATTAATTCAGATTGACTCTGAAATTATAACATATACTTCTAAAACTTCGACTTCTTTTGAGGGTTGTTTTAGAGGATTTAGTGCAGTATCTTCTTATCACAATCCTTTAAGTAAAGATTCTTTGGTATTTTCTGAAACAGAGGCTTCAGACCATGATGCAGGTTCAACTGTAGAAAATCTAAGTGTTTTATTTTTAAAAGAATTTTTTAAAAAACTTAAGTATCAAATTGCACCAGGATTTGAAGACAGGGAGTTTACTGAAAATTTAGATGAAAGATTATTCCTAAAGCAGGTAAATGATTTTTATTCTGCTAAAGGAACTGATGAGTCTTTTAGGATTTTATTTTCTGCATTATATGGGGATGAAATTAAAGTAATTAAACCCAGAGATTACTTATTTAAACCATCAGATGCTCAATATAGAATTACTAAAGATATTGTCGTTGAACCATTGGAAGGAGATCCCCTACTGCTTTTGAATAGGACTTTAATACAGGATCAATCCGAAACATCATCAAAAGCATCTGGAGCTATAAATTCTGTAGAAAGAATATCAAGAGGAAATAAGGAATATTATATTCTGAGTTTAAATTACGACTATAATTCGGACATTGGTGGAAGTGGCAATGTTTCTGGTGATTTTTCAATTCATGCAAGAACTAGACTAACAGAAGATGCAAACATAGACTCTACAATCTTAGATGTTGATTCTACTGTTGGATTTTCTGCAAGTGGATCTTTAGTTGTAAATTTTGATGATGGAGATTCTATTACAATAACATACCAGTCAAAATCTTTAACTCAATTTATAGGATGCAGTGGAATTACTAGAGAACTATCATCTGGTCAAGATTTAATTGTAAACGATTATGCTTATGGATATGCTGGAATTTCTACGGAAAATCCAGTAAAAGTAAGAGTAACTGGAGTTTTATCTGATATTAAGTTTTTAGGCAAATCTTTAAATTTTGAAGAAAATGATATTATAAAAATAAAATCTTTAGGAAAGGAATTAAAAGATCATAAGTCAAATAATTGGATTTTTAATATTTCAACAAAATATAATGTTAGTGCAATTTCTCTAAGAGATGACTTAAACTTTACTTATACAGTAACATTAGAAGACCCATCAATTATATCAATTGGAGATAAATTAAGACTGTTTTCTAGTGATGGAGTATCTTATGTTTCCAATGTTTTAACTTTATTATCAGACAAATCATTTACGATTGGTGGTCAAGGAATTATAGATACCTCCAAAAAATATGTTGCACAAAAATTAATAACCAAGATTAATTCAAGTAACTATCCTGAACTGAATTCTTATCAAGCAAATGTTCAGAATGTTTATAGTGCTGATACAGAGACTTTTATTGCCGCATCATCTTTTCCTAATTATTCAAATACCACTCTATCAATAAATGATACATCTGTAACTTTTTCTGGAGTATTTTCTGGAGAAAATTTAAAAATAGGAAATCATGGTTTTTATACCGGTGATTCCGTATTTTACAGTTTTTCTGATGCAGATAACAGTTTGGGAATTCCTGCCCGTATCTATTACGTAAAAAGAGTAGATGACAAAGCAATCAAATTAGCTTATAGTAGAAGTGACATTTATAATAACAAATTTATTACGGTTAATGCAACAATAAATGCTGATGGTAGTGAAAATAAGTTCATATCATATGATTTTTATGATAAAAAACCCACACCACAAAAACTTCTAAGAAAAATTTCAAACCCAACAGTTAATGATATAACTTATGAGACAAATCCTGGGTTTATTGGAATTTTGGTAAATGGAGTAGAAATATTAAATTATAAGTCCAAAGATAAAGTTTTTTATGGATCTTTAGAGTCAGTTGATGTCTTAGATGAAGGCAAAAACTACGATGTAATTAATCCACCAAATTTAGTAGTTACTGACGATAGTGGTTCTGGCGCTGAACTATTTTGTGATGTTGAGGGATCTCTAAAAAGAATAGAAATTGTTGATGGTGGATTTGATTATGTGACAGAACCAGTGGTTAATATTACAGGTGGGAACGGTTCTGGGGCTTTAACTAAGGTCAATTTAATATCATTTGAATATTCGGCATCTTTCAATTCTTCTCAAAGTTCTGGTTTAGTCAATTTAACACAAAATTCAATTAGTTTTTCTGACTACCATAAATTTAGAGATGGTGAACAAGTAGTTTATAGAACAAGCAATCAAAGTGGTGTTGGTGGATTAACAACAAATACTTCGTATTATGTCTCTATTCAAGATCCATACACTGTAAAAGTTCACTTTAATTATCAGGAAGCAATATCTGGAATTAACACTGTAAATCTAACATCGTATGGAAACGGAAATCATGATTTTAGGTCTGTAAATTTAAAGAAAAAAATTGGCAGTATTGATGTTATAAATCCTGGTTCTGGATATAGGAATAAAAAAACAACTACAACTTCTGTTGGAATTAACACCTTTGATAGTTTTGTCACTATTAAAAATCATGGATATAAATCTGGAGAAATTTTATCCTATCAGAATCAAGGAACTCCAATAAGCGGACTGTCAACAAATCAACAGTATTATGTGACTGTATTGGATGAGAATACATTTAAACTCTCTGATTCGAACTTTACTTATAATACAAAACAATATATTTCTTTAAATTCGGTTGGTGTAGGAACTCATATCTTCAATTATACTCCAATCAGTGTAACTGTTTCTGGAGTCATTGGAGTATCTACTTTATCTGGTCAAAATTTTCAAGCAGTAGTAAATCCAGTTTTTAGAGGTCAAATAAAGTCAGTTTTTGTCTCAAAGGGTGGCGAAAAATATGGTTCTGAAGAAATTATAGGTTATAATAAACAACCATCTTATAATTTGGTTAGTGGTTCTGGTGCGGTTTTAGTTCCTATTATCAATAATGGAACAATAGTAGATGTAAATGTTTTAAATGGAGGAAGTAACTATAATTCTTCTCCAAATTTAGTTCTTGCTGGTTCTGGAACTGGCGCAATTTTAACACCAATAATAGAGGATGGAAAAATTGCGAGAGTTAAAATAATTTCCGGTGGAGTTGGATATACAAAAGATTATGCATATATTTTTGCAGAATCTTCTGGAATTGGTTGCAAACTCAATTTCAATCCCCAAAAGTGGACAATAAATTTAGTAGAAAAGTATATAAAATCGAATTTAATAGGACAGGATGATGGATTTGTTGACAAATCTGTTGGTGGAAAATATGGGCTTCAATATGCTCACATGTACGCCCCAAGAAAACTACGTCAGATTTGCTTCTCATCTAATGATGATGGGTCTAAGAGTTATGTACCAGATTTAATATTAAAAACTGATAGAGAAGTAAAATCTACTAAGCATTCGCCCATTATTGGTTGGGCTTATGATGGCAATCCAATATATGGACCATATGGTTATTCATCAGAAATCGGTGGAACTGTTAAGCAATTAAAATCTGGATATAGGTTAAATTCGAGTAGTTCTAGACCAAGTTCTTCACTTTATCCTCAAGGATTTTTTGTTGAAGATTATGTTTTTGATTATTCTGGGGATCTTGACGAATTTAATGGAAGATATTGCATAACTCCCGAATATCCTAATGGAACATATGCATATTTTTCAACCTTTAATGAGCAAGTAGATTCTGATGGAGTCTTTAATAATTATAGAAGACCACAGTTTCCTTATTTTATTGGAAACAATTTTAAATCAAAATTAATTACATTCAACTATGCAGAATCATCCAATCAAGATGACATTGATTTAACTACTACCACTTGGGTAAGAAATACTACTCCATATAATCTTAATAATAAAAACAGTTTTTACGATTTTATACTCAATCCAAATAAACTAAAAGAACAAAACTCCATTGTTAGAAATTCAAAACTTGGAAAAATTTCTTCAATTCAAATACTTTCCGGAGGGGACAATTACAAAGTCGGAGATAGAGTTGTATTTGAAAATAGTAAAAATTATGCTTTTAGTGCTTCAACTAATATTTCTGGCGTAAAGGGCAAAGAAGTAAATTCTGTTTCGACTTCAAGTACAACAATTTATGATGTAGAGTTTGTTCCATTTACCTCAACCAATAAATTTATTGGATTTTCAAAAAACCCACACACATTATCAAATAATGATTTTATTAAAATTAGCGGAATAAGCACTGATAATAGCGGAATTGATGGTCCATTTACAGTTGGAGTAAGAACGGATACTTTTGTACTCCAAAATTCTGTATCCAATTCTGCGTCTACTGGAATAGTAACTTATTTCGATGTTTATGGAACTTTAAGATATCCATTTATTAATATAGATGATATCTTCCAAATAGATTCTGAGGAGGTGAAAGTTCTTTATATTGATCCAGAGTCTTCTAGAATCAGAGTTCAGAGGGAATATAATGGAACTGTTGGTTCTGCACACTCGGCTTCAACTGTTTTATATGAAAGAAGCAGAAAATTTGAGATAAATGTTGGAGTAACAACATCAAATTACAACTACAATCTAAACAAAAAAATATACTTTATTCCAACAGAGTCTTTGGGAATAGGAACAATTTCTGGTGTTGGTGTAGGATATACTTTAAGTTTTTCAAATCCAGGTATTGGACTCACTTCAGTTTTTATACCAACAAAATCAATTTACTTAAAAAATCACGATTTAGAAACAGGTACAAAACTAGTATATTCCTCAAATGGCGGTTCTCCAATTTCTATTTCTACAGACGGGAATACCATCAGTTCTTTGGTTGATGGACAAACATTATATGCAGCAAAAATAACAAAAGACCTAATTGGCATATCTACAGAAAGAGTTGCTTTGGGTCCAAACGGCACTTTTGTTGGTATTGACAGTTCAAAATCTTATAGCACTGTATTTTTAACAAATACGGGTTCTGGAAATAATCATTTGTTTGAGACAGTATATGATAATGTTTTATTGGGAGATATTTCGAAAAATCTAGTTACTGTTTCGACTGCATCAACTCATGGATTGTTGGTTGGTGATGTTGTTAGTTTAAATTGTATTTCTGGAGTTACTACATCATACAAAGTTTTATACAATGATTATAATAGAAGACTAGTATTTAATCCAAAATCTTTCATCTCTTCTCAGGTTAATGTTACTAGTAACACAAATTACTATTCCAAATCATGGTTATTTTGATGGACAAAAAGTATTACATAAGTCAAACTCTCCTGCAGGTGGACTTGAAGATGAGAAAATATATTATATAATTTTTGTTGACAACGATACTATTAAATTATCAAGTTCTTATTATGAAGCAACAATAAACAATCCTAAAGAAATTAATATAACTTCTACTTCTTCTGGAACTTTATATGCAATAAATCCCCCAATTAAAGCCACGAGGAATCAGACATTAGTATTTGATTTATCTGATAATTCATTGTCATATTTCAAAGGAAACTTAAGAAGATCTGCATTTGACTTTAAATTCTATTATGATGAAGAATATACAAGGGAATTTAAGTCCACATTGAATTCGAACAAATTTGAAGTGATAAAAGAAGGTATTGTTGGTATAGATTCAACAGCAAAAGTTACTTTATCAATATCAGATAATCTTATAGACAATTTATATTATAAATTGGTTCCTATAGATTTAGAAAATGTCTCTGCTGCAAAGAAAGAGATTATTGTCGATAATGAAATTTTAGACTCTAATAGACTATTAATTTTAGATAGTGTTTATAATGGAAACCATATAATATCGGGAATTGGGTCTACTACATTTACTTTTAGTTTAGAAGAAACTCCAGAGAAGAATACATACACATTAACCAATTCAAAAGTTACATATACTACAAATTCCTCTAGTGCTTTTGGTGAAATTGATTCTTTCTACATAAGTTCACCTGGAAAATATTATAATTCTCTTCCCGGAATAACTTCAATAGTTTCAGATTATGGTTCTAATGCAATCTTATATTCCCTAAGTGATGAGATTGGAGCAATCAATTCTTATGATATTATTGATATTGGTTTTGATTACTCGCCAGATACCACAATTAGACCATTAATTCAATCTCCACAAATTCTGAAATTAAGTAATCTTTCAAAATTTAAAGAAATAAAAATATTATCTCAAGGGAAAAAATACAAAAAGTCTCCAAATTTAGTGGTAGTAGATTCTATAACATCAAAAGTTGTAAATGATGTTGACCTATCATATAACATTGGAGACAGTAAAGTTAATATTATCACCAATACAAAAGGAATAAGTAATGTTGCCCCTAAAATTATTCCAGTAAATAATTCAAATGGAATAAGAATTAAATCTATAAGTTATAATTCAATATCAAAAGATGTTACTGTTGGTTTGGGTGTTAGTTATAGTAGCAGTTCAGATTTCCCCTTTGCTGTTGGAGATAAAATTTTAATAGAAAACACAAGCGTTGGTATAAATTCGACGGCTAAGGGATACAACTCTTCAGGATATAATTATGCATTATTTACCATTAAGTCAATTGATTCAAATATAGGAGGAGCAAACGGTAGCGTTACTTATAATCTCAGCAATTATCTCAGTTCTGGAGAAAACCCAGGAGTTTTTGATGTTAACAATACTCTAGGTTCAATAGTTCCCGAAAAATATTTTCCAGTATTTGAGTCTATTTTAGAAAAAAATAACTTTATTGTAGGAGAAACTGTAGTTAATGGTGGTAATAAAACCGGAAAAGTTCAAAAATGGGATAGTGTAAATGAATTTTTAAAAATAATCTCTAATGAAACATTCGATGCTAATGATTTTGTTTTAGGAAAAACCTCAAATTCTCAGTCAATTATATCATCAGTAGAAAGTGTTGAAGGTGAATATAAAGTATCCTCAAATTCCATAGTTAAAAAAGGTTGGAAACTAGAAACAGGATTTTTGGATAATAATCAACAAAGAATACATGACAATGACTATTATCAATATTTTTCATATTCTTTAAAATCAAAAATACAGTATGAAACTTGGAAAAACGCAGTTAGTGATTTAAATCACACAGTTGGATTTAAAAAGTTTAGCGATCTAATTGTTGAATCCGAAAACTTATCTTCAGGAATATCGACGGAACAAAATCAGGGTGATTTTTCTGGTTTAGCTGATATTATTTCAACAATTGATTTAAACTGTGTAAATGATTTTGATTTGGCATTTGAAATAACAAATAATGACTCTCCACTACTTTCAAACGAAATAATCTTTAACTCAAGAATTTTACAAGACTACATTGAATCTGTTGGAAATAGAGTATTGTTGGTAGATGACATAAGTTATCTCTTCAATAATACACCAAGAGGTGACAGATTTAGTATAGTTGCTACCGATAATCTTAATAATTTTAAATCTAAAAAGATTTTTGCTTTTATAAGAGATAAAAGGTTTACATCAGAAAAACAAGCGATGTTTGCTTCTATCTTGTGTGATGGGGAAAATTCTTTCCTCAACCAATATGGAAGGGTTAGCACTCAATATGATATTGGTTCATTTGAATTTAATATTAGTGGAGATCTAGGTAATTTATTATTCTATCCTCAAAAATATTCAATTAACAATTTTGATGTTTCTACAATTTCATATGATATTAAAGATTCTACTTCAGGAATTGGAACAATATCCCTTGGAGACGCTGTTAAAATAACATCAGAAAGTGTCATAGTATCTGCCGGCACCACAACATCCACACAAGTGATTGGCATATCGTCAGATTATAGAAGTTCTAAAGTTTTAGTTCAAATTGGAGGAACTGATGGTTCAACTTATGAATTTAATGAAATTACTGTAATTCACGATGACAATAATGTTTCTATTTTAGAGTATGGCAAATTAACTAATACTTTATCTTTCTCTTCAGAAGGACTAGGCACTTATGATGCAAGTCTTTCTGGTTCAAACTTAATAGTAAACTTTACTCCAAATTCAAGTTTTGATGTAGATTTGAGAGTAAACTCTCTCGCAATTTCCATGTCCTCTGGTGGGTTAGTTGGAGTTGGCACTGAAATTTTATCCGTTGGAGAATTAAAATCATCTTTTACATCTATAGCTTCAACAACATCCCCAACACAAAATAAAATTTCATCGTATTCTAGCGGTTATGATGGAGCTTATTGTATAGTAACTGTCGAAGATACTTCAAATAATAACTATCAAATTAGTGAAAGTATTTTGTTAAATGATAGTTCTGATGTTTTTATTGCAGAATTTGGAGAAATTTTAACAAGCACTTCTTTAGGTACAATAAGTGCAAGTATCGTTGGTGGAAACACTGAAATTTATTTTACTCCAATACCAAACATTAATGCGGAAGTCCGTGTATATCAAAATTCCATTGGACTAGTAAATTCAGAATCTACTGCAAATACAATTGACATTTCAAATTCAAATATAAATTCTAAAAACGGAATTTATAGAGGAACTGAAACTGATGTAAAAAGATCATTTGACTTATATAACAGACAAAATCCTATTTTTGTAAGAAACTTTGATGCAAGCAGTTCTGATATTGTTAATATTCAAAGTGATATTATCAAAGTTCCCAATCACTTCTTCGTCACCGGAGAAGAATTAAGATATGCATCTCCGGGAGAAGGAACATCGCAATCCATTGGAATTGCATCAACTGTTATTGTTGGCATAGGAACAACAGACAAACTTCCATCTACAGTATATGCTGTTAAAATTGATGGGAATAATATTAAGTTATCTTCAAGTGCTCAGAACGCACTATTAGAGATTCCGAATGTATTGAACCTGACCTCTGTTGGTATAGGCACATCTCATAGGTTTATTTCCAAAAATCAAAACACAAAAGTTTTAATTAGTATAGACAATGTAATACAATCCCCTATTGTATCAACATCAGTCACAAGTTCTTTATTAAGAAATCTTCCAGTTTCTGATGATTTAATTGCAATAAGTTCTTCTGGTATTTCATCTTTCTTTGGGAGTGATTTAATTAAAATCAATGAAGAAATTATGAAAATTAATGCTGTTGGATTTGGAAGTACAAATGTTCTTCTAGTTGAACGTGGATGGATGGGAACAGGAATTTCAACACACTTTAAGGATGATACCGTAACCAAAGTAGATGGAAATTATAATATAGTTGAAAATACTATTAATTTTTACACTGCTCCATATGGAAATGTTTCATTGGGTAAAAGTACAAATATACCCAGTGAAAGAGACTATGTTGGCTTAGAAACACATTCAACCTTTAGTGGAAGAGTATTTTTAAGATCTGGCGTTCCAAATACTTCATTAGAACCTTATTCTAAGAACTATATTTTTGATAATATATCTTCAAATTTCAATGGAATTACAACACAGTTTACATTAAAATCAAATCAAGCGAATGTAAACGGTATTTCTACCAACAATTCTATCGTGCTGATTAATGATATATTCCAACATCCAGAAAGATTGGGAGGTTCTGATAGTATTGTTGGTAATTATAATTTAGTTGAAAGTGTTGGTATCACAAGTATTCAGTTTGTTGGAAATTCTATTGGCAATGTTTATGATGTAAATACATCAAACTTACCTAGAGGGGGGATTATTGTTTCTGTTGGATCTACCTCTGGATTTGGATATCAACCATTAGTATCTGCAGGAGGAACTGCTATTGTTTCTGTTGCTGGAACAATTTCTTCTATTTCTATTGGTAATAGTGGTTCTGGATACAGATCTGGAATTCAGACAGTTAACGTTGGGGTTTACACGGGAAGTTTGGAAACACCCGAAATATTTTATCTTGGTACTGCAACTATTAATTCTGGTAGAGTAGTTGGAGTTTCGATAACAAATCCTGGAGTTGGATATACTTCATCCAATCCGCCGTTAGTTTATTTCGATTCTCCATTACCATATAGCAACATTCCACTAATTTACAGTCAATCATCTGTTCAAGGAAATGGTTCTAATGCAACTATTGATATTATAGTTGGACAGGGTTCTAGTGTTATCGACTTTGAGATTAGAAACTTAGGTTATGGTTATGGTCAGGGGGAAAAGTTAACTGTATCTATAGGAGGAACTGTAGGAATACCAACAAATATCTCTATACCATTCAAAGAGTTCCAAGTAACCGTAGATAGAACACAAAGCGATAAGTTTTCTGCTTGGACAATTGGGGATTTAGAAGTAATTGATAGTTTTGACACTTTATTTGATGGCACTAGAAAATCTTTCCCAATAAAATTCAATGGGGTACAAAAAACAATCAAGACAAAACCAGGTTCCACAATCGATGTACAAGCAACTCTTCTAGTCTTTATAAATGATATTCTTCAAGTACCTGGCGAATCATATATTTTTAAAGGTGGAAGTTATCTTACATTTACTGAGGCTCCAAAAGTTGGCGATAAATCAAATATCCTATTTTATAGGGGAACCGGTGACGTTGATACATTAGAAGTTGATATTTTGGAAACCATAGAACCAGGTGATGATGTTACTTTAAATAGCGATGTTCGCAACCTTTCTGAAGATGCAAGAATAGTTTTTGCAATAAATTCATCAAATAATTTATACACTAATGTTTATTCTGGTCCAGGAATAACAAATGATTCTACTTATGCAAGGCCAGTAAAATGGTGCAGGCAAACAGAAGATACGTTTATTGATGGAAAAGCGGTAACTAAGGATAGGATTTTATATGAACCAATGGTTTATCCTACCACTAATATAATTCAAAATGTTGGAGTTGGCTCTACTTATATTTTTGTTGAAAATGTTAAGTCTTTCTTTGATAATAAAAAAGAAAACACTACAGAAAAAATCATATCAAAAATTCTTCTAGTTTCAGATGATGCTATTTCGGGAGCAGCTGCCACTGCGGTAGTTTCTATCGCAGGAACAATAAGTTCATTAATACTGAACAATGGTGGAGTTGGTTATACAACAAATCCAAATGTTGTAATATCCAATCCGATAGGATTAGGCACAACATCTGCTGCAAAAGCGACTGCAAACGTTTCTTTGGGTTCTGTAACATCCATTTCAATATCTTCACCGGGAATTGGATATACTCAAACAAACCCACCTGCAGTTTTCATTGAACCACCAAAATCAATTTTTGAAACTATCTCAAATGTATCTTATGAAGGAGATTTTGGTATTATTGTTGGAGTAAAAACTACAAATGTTGGTGTATCTTCAACTGGTATTGAATTTGATTTATATATCCCCCAAAATTCTGTACTTAGAAATAGTGCAGTAGTGGGTACTGCAATTACTATCAGTGGTATACAAACTGGATATTATTTTGTGGTCTCCAATTCCAATGTAGGAAACGGGGTTACTTCTCTAAGTTTGCAGGGAAGTATTGTTGGAATATGGAAATTCTTTCCTAGATAATGTATATCAAGTTTCTTCAGTATCCATAGGAAGTACTTTAGTTCCTGGGGTTGGAACTACTAGCATTGCTAAAGTAGTTGTAAGTGTCTCTAATTATAATGGATTATCTGGAATTGGTTATAGTGGTTTTTACGGTGAGTTTAGTTGGGGTAAAATTTATACCCCATCAAGAAAAACACCCCAACAGTTTAATTATTATAAAAATGGGTTATCTGGAATCTCAACCTCACCAAAAGTTATTAGAGTTAATCCATTGAGATATTTAAATTATAACTCATAAATAAATAAAAACCTTTAAAAATGGCGGCAATTATAACCGATCAATTAAGAATATTGAATGCAAAAAGTTTTGTTTCTGTTGCAACAACAGAAACAAATTCATTTTATGCTTTTATTGGACTGCCCAATCCTACAGATTATCAACAAAATTGGGATTCTTCACCACCAGCTCCAAAAGATGACTTTAACCAAGAGAATGATTATTGGGATACTATAATTGCACTTAAAAAAATAATTAGTAGCGATGTTAGACAAGTAATTAGAAAAATTACTTGGTCTTCGGGGACTACCTATGACATGTATAGGCATGACATAAACAGAGATAATACTTCTAAACCATCTGAGGCTACAAGTTTATATTCTTCAAACTATTACGTTATTAATGAAGATTATAAGGTTTATATATGTTTACATAATGGAACTAATCCAGAAAATCCTAATGGTAAACCATCATTAGATCAACCTCTATTTACTGACTTAGAACCTAGAACAGCAGGAAATAGTGGAGATGGATATATTTGGAAATATCTTTTTACTATTAAACCAAGTGAAATTGTAAAATTTGATTCAACTAATTATATTCCTGTTCCTAGAAATTGGGAAACAGACTTTGAACACTCCCCAATAAGAGATAATGCAATATCAAGTGGACAACTAAAAATCGTCACAGTAAAAGATAGGGGAGCGGGTCTTGGAACAGCAAATAGAACATATACAAATGTTCCAATTAAAGGAGACGGCTCAGGTGCCGAGGTAACTATAGTTATTAATAACGATTCTAAAGTAGAAAGCGTTAATGTTACGAATGGTGGAACAGGGTACACATATGGAACAGTAGATTTAGTATCTGGGGGAGTACCCAATCCTGTAGGTTCAGGTTCAAAATCTCCACAGTTTGATGTTATAATTCCCCCCAAAGGTGGGCATGGATTTGATATTTATCGTGAACTAGGTGCTTATAATGTTTTACTTTATTGTAGAATAGAAAATGATAATGAAAATCCCGACTTTGTTACAAATAACCAAATATCAAGAGTTGGAATAGTTAAAAATCCAGAAGCATACAATTCAAATTCATTATTAACTATTGACAAAGCAAGTTCTTTATATGCGTTAAAACTTTCTGGGCCTGGTTATGATACGGCAACGTTTAATCCAGATTCAAGAGTAACTCAAACTATAGGAACCGGTGTTACTGCTGTTGGTAGAGTTGTATCTTATGACCAGAATACTGGAGTATTAAAATACTGGCAAGATAGATCTTTGGTTGGATTTAATACAAATGGAACTCAAAATTCAACACCATCTTATGGATTTAATTTGAATAGATTCACTGCTTCCCCATCAACTGGAGGGACTTTAACTATAACTGGAGGAAGTGTTTCTTTAGGAATAGATACTTCTTTTAGTGGGGTTTCTACCTCAATAAATAGTAAGACTTACTATCTAGGACAAACATTTACTAACGGAGTTTCTAATCCTGAAGTTAAAAAGCACTCAGGAGATATAATTTATGTTGATAATAGACCTTCGATAACTAGGTCTTTAAATCAAAAAGAAGATATTAAAGTCATTTTGCAATTCTAAAAAACCATGCCACAAGAAACAGATTTCAATATTTCTCCATATTTTGATGACTTTGATTTATATAAAAATTATCACAAGGTTTTGTTTAAACCTGGATATCCTGTTCAAGCTAGAGAATTAAATACTACACAATCCATTCTTCAGAATCAAATTGAACAGTTTGGAAATCATATATTCAAAGAAGGTGCTTCTGTTACTGGAGGAGAATGCACTTATAAAAATGATTTATGTGCAGTATTGGTTGAAAATCAATATCTTGGGGTTAATGTTGAAATCTATTCTTTAAATCTTATAAGAAGAAAAATTAGAGGAAAAAGTAGTGGAGTAACTGCTTTAGTTGAATATTTTATCGACTCAAAGAC